CCTTCAACGGCATCCCGTGCCTCTGCAAGCTCCTCAGGAGCCTCATCAGATTGTTCGCCATCGGGCGTAGCCATTTTGTTTTCTAGTTGTGAATAGGCTTTCGCCATATCCTCTGCCGAATTGAATTTCTCAGGAAGCCAATCTGGTCGGCCTTCCTGAGTTTCTGTATTCGACAGGCTGTCAGCTTTACGAACCATCTCATTTACATGATCTTGGTTCTCTGCTGGTTGGGGTTGGAATGTGTTTAAAGTTTCAGCCATTTACCACTGTCTATTGTTGTTGTTGAGGCTGTTCTGCTTGGGGTTGCTCTGCCATACTCTTAGCGAGTTGGGGTGCAGCCCTCTCAGCCATCTTAGCCATTGTTTGTTGTTGCATCATATCTTGTTGTTGCTGTTGGCCTTGAGCCATTTGTTCCTCAGTCTTTATGAGACCGCCCGTATCGATGCCCAATGAAGCCGCTAGGCGGTCAATGTAGTCACCAATGTTCATGTACTGCTGTAGAACCTCTGGGCCTAATGGCTGAAGGTATGACAACATCTGAGCTAGTTTGTTAAGGTCCTGTCCACGTCCGAGGGCTTCAATGCCTGTGACAATCTTTGGCTTAATACTATCCTTGGGCATCTTTGGCATTTTACCAGAGGCCTCAAGGCGATTGAGGAGTAACTTAACAAGGGGGAGTTGGAACTCTTGGCTCAAGATGGAATAGACGCCGCCTAATGCGCTTTCTAATTCCTGTGCCATAAACCTGACTTCTTCCGCTGTAACCCTCTCCGCATTTCTTTGGACTGAGCTATTCAATAGGAAGGCAAACGACAGGCGTTCTGTTATCTGGCCTGAGGTTTCTAGGGCAACCCTAAAGTCGTTAAACTTGTTGACCTGTAGGGTAGACACATCTTGAGCGTTGCCTTGTACAATAGCACCATTGGGGCTTTCAGCTAAGACACGGGCCTTAGTTGTACCATTGGGTGCTACCATAAATAGGACTTTTGCAGAGGCGGCAGAGCCTTCAACGATGGCCTGTGTAAGAGCCTCTAAGCTCTTTAGGTCACCAATGTATTCCTCTACGAAACCACGCCCATAATCTTCACCGTCAATACGGTTTAGGCGCAGTGGTATAAATGGGTTTTTGTCTTTTGGGTACGATCCTGTTGTACCCTCAATAATCTCTCCCATAACCTCTTGGTGAATATCCCAACCTTTTTCGGTCTTCTTCACACAGGTATATAGGTCAATGTTTTTGGCTGCATCGCCATCACTTTGTATAATTTCTTGGGCTGGCTTGGGGAGCATCATAGGACTGACACTCTCTTTTGTAATAATCTCAAGCACGTTACCCATATAGTCACGCTTCACAACGTAACGATCTAAGCGGAAGAACTTAACATCACCCTTCTTGGGCATGTACAGTAATCCATTACCACTAACTATTAAATGTTTTAAAAGTTCAAAGGCTGGGACACGTAAGGCAAGATGTTCAATCTCACCCATCCCTGTTCTTTCGATACGTGCAAGGGCCTCTTCTACTGCGCCCCGTGCCTCAGGACCCGCAACCTCTAAGATGTCAAAGTCATCTATTGTTAATCTGAAAAAGGGGGCATTGGGTGGAAGCAGAGCCATGAGTAGTTTTGAGGCTAAATTATTTACACCTCTTGCACCTACCGCTTGGTAGGGAGTTTCGTAGATTGTACTTTCACTGTGTCCCTCTGGTGGGATGAGTGAGGGAATTGTAAGTTTTGAGGCGTCACGCGCCCGTCTTAAATAACTCTCTCTTGAGACCATAAGATGGGCATAGCGACTAGCTACTGTCTGGTTTTGATCACTATACACCACTTATCCCCTTAACCTGTGGAGATATTAAGGGACTTACCAGTGAGACCAGCCGTACCAACGGCGTTGCCTTTGGAGCCAGCGGCTACACGTAAACCACGTTTACCTAGCCTACGTTTCTTATTTTTATCTGATGCGGAGTCAACGTCAGCTAATTCAATCTCTGGGTTGTTATTCTTTGGCCCAGCGGCTGCTTTAGCGACTACCTTTTGCTCAGGCATCTTAGGTGTCTTTGGCATACACATTAATATGTCACTCTTTCTCTATTTCTAATATTTCATCGATCTTATCTAAGACCTGTTGGCTTCCAACGAGTTGCCCAAGCTGGAAAGGGGAAAGCTCTGATCTGGGTATAGTATCTATAAATATCTTTTTTAATTCACCCCTAAGTACCAAAGCATTATTAATCTTTTGGCTTTCAATCATCGTTCATCCGATACTGTCCTTTATTAACAGGTTTAAGTTGTTGATGCGCCCAGACCCCAATTAAGAAGCCTAGGCACAACCCCAGTAAGGCTCCTAAGAACCACCAAGAAAAGATTGTCATTTGATTGGACAAGCACCTGTTGCACAACCTTCATCCTCAAACTCTTCAAGGGTGTTAGCTGCATCGATGTTGATTGGTTTTAGTGTTGCTGAATACTCATCAAACTGTTCCTTGGTCACAACTTCCTGTGGGAGATAAGGATACCCTAGGTCTTCCGCTGTCTTGGTAGGATCGTTGCGGTAGATAAAGCTCACCCCCACATAGCTGTCCCAGTTATTACGCAGCCAGTGAATGATGCTTTGCACCTCATCAGGTGAGTAGCTGATTGTTACTGAACAGTTATGGTCAACGTAGTAGGTAACCATTTTCTTGTACCGTTCTAGCTGGTCAATCGCAGTCTCCATGTTAACCTCTTTACCGTCTACATTGGTAAATTGAACATTATCATAAGAGACAGGGAAGGTAGCAAGCACAGCATCATCGCTATAAGGATCAGTCCAAACCCTGTAATTACCCGCTTTGAGTAGTTCCACAAGTGGATCATGTTTGCTAAATCTCACATTGTTAAAGATGTATTTACCTAAGGGTTTATGTACCCCCTCAGTGGTTGACATAATCTTTGAAAGGGTCCCACTTGGTTTGATTGTCGTGACTGCTTTGGACCTTGGAAGGTTTAGTTCATCAGCCATTGAGTGTGCACCCATCTGTGCAGCCTGACGTAACATCTGTAGGTGATGACCGCTCTCATGGTGTTCCCATGTCACAATGCCTGTTAAGCCCACACCTGTTAAGCGTAGGAACTCATTAAGCTCATGCCATGATCTTTGCAGGATACCATCGTCTAGGTTTACACAGGTCTGTCGGTAGTTTGCACGGGCCAATAGACGCAAAGCATCTTCAACTTCATGCAAGGGCCAACCGTTAACTTTATTAAGGTCAAACTCCACTAAGTTGCAAAAATTTGCATTACCTAAAAGTATCTCTGCACAAGGATTTACGCCAGCAAACCAAGGCGCACGGCGTTGTGCTGCCTCTGCATTAATGAAGGCTGGCTCTGACCCCCCAGCATCTTCCATGATCTGAAAGATATCCTCTAGTTCCTCTATGCTTGGCCTGTCCCAGAACAACAGCGAGTTGTTTGACTGCGCTCTCTGTGGGTTATCGATCCAGTGGTCTTTCTTGGCCCTAGCAAACAAATGCCATTCCGCTGAACCATAGGGCATCAAGGCAATCTCGGCACTACGGCGGCTGGACAGGCAAGTACCCAACCAGTTCATCACATCCAAGATATCCATACGTGTTAAGAGTTGCCCAACCCGTTTGTTCAGTAGCTCTGCAATGGCTTTGAAGGCCACAGAGATTGTATCATCCCCAGAGCTAATCCAACCATAACCCGACAAGCGTTCACCCGCTGGTCTGATTTGGGTGAAGTCTAGGATGACCTTCTTAACAGGCTTTTTCATTGCCAATAGTTTACCTACTGACTTTGCCCAAGCCTCTGCACTGTCCCCTACTTCTAAACGCCAACTATCGCCCACGTAATATTCTTTGTTGTGGTCATAACCACGGGTGTCTCTAGTTGATCGTATGACTTCGATCTGTACAGGCTTAGTAAACCCATTGAGATTACCAGTGATTGGCTCAAAGCCTACCCCACACCCTTGTAGGAGAAGCCAGAAGGCATCAACTACATTGTGTATGGTCTCTACTCTAGCAAAGCTACAGTTGAACTGTGAGGCCTCTCTGTGCTTGGCTACGTCAGTACCTCCCAGCCATAGTGTACGGCCTGATACCAAACCAATACGCTTAATGAATAAGTCCCGTAGTTGCTCTAGCTCTGATTGTTCGTATAAGTTAAGCTCACCACCTTTTGCACGTTCCCAGAGCCATTGCTGGTGGTGGATGACACGATCAATCGTATCCTCCCAAGTCTCAAACTTAGTACCTTCCTTGTTTAAAGGGCGGTTGTATGTTCTGCGCGTTATTACCTGTGCGCGTGTGTCTGTAGTCATCTATTATCTCCGCTACCTTTAAGGACGCCCCGCTCCTTGCGGGACGCTAGTTTTTCAATGTTACCCATTGCCACCTTGCTCAACGGTGACCCCAAGAGAGTTGACAGTTCTGCTACAAACCAGAGGACATCCCCTAG